CGCACCGTTGAGGGACGTCCAGCCGGGTACGTTGCCGCCAAGGTCCAGCGGCGCCTCGAAGTTGGCATTGCCGACGACAACCGCCGAACCGGACATGGCGATGCTGCGCGCGTAGCTCCCGCTATTCGCGATCCGGTCGAGGTTGTTCCGCCCGTTGACCAGATAGCCGCTCGAATCGAAACCGGCTTGCGCCCTGCCCGCACCGTCGCTGATCGAGGCTGCCGTGGCTCCAGCGACGTGGGCGGTGTCGCTCGCGGTGTTTAGGCTTGTCTTATCCGCGCCGGCCTGCACGGCAGCGAAACGACTGCCGTTATCAGCGATGTTGCCGAGGTGCTTGCCCGTCAGCGCGCCGTCGGAGAAGTCCACGGCGTTTAAGCGGGCGAAGTAACCACGTCCCGTGAAGTCGGCTGCCGTGTTGCTGGCCGTGTGATCTGCGTTCGCCTGCACGGCGGCGAAGCGAGTGCCGGTGTCGGCGATGTTGGCGAGCGTCTTGCCGGCATGGATCGAGTCCGAAAGGTCAACCTTCGGCTTGCCGCCAACAACCCACGCCGCAATCGTCTTGACGTAGCTCGTACCGTCCGGCACTTCGTCAACGCTCGACGGCTGCTGCGTGCACATCACGTTGTCGGCATACACGGTGCCGGCGGTCATGCCGGAGTAGCCGAGGCATACCTTGGCGTAAACGGTGCCGGCTGGAGCGGGGGCTACAACGTAGGAACCGTTCGTCGTCGTGCCGGTGATCTGATTTCCTGCGGTGCTGGTTATTTCACCCAGCGACGCGTTCAGCCACGAGATGAAGACGTACACGGTGCCGGTGACGCCGACCGCCTTGCACAACGCCTGCGCCTTCACCACTTGACCGGGCTGGCAGCCGATCACGCCATTGTTGCGGTACGCGCCCGTGTTGGATCCGGTACCGGCGACACGCTTCGCACCATTGGGGCCAACGCCGGGCGTGCCACCACTGTTGTCCGTGACCCAGCCGGTGCCGCTGTCTGCAGTCCAGCCGTAGCCGAGCGGCATGGCTTCAAAGCCGCCGTTGATGACGGCCATCGAGCTGGCCAGCGATACGCCTTGGGTGGCGGTCGTCTGCGCGGTGTTGGCGGTGCTCTGCGCCGCGTCGGCCTTGGACTTCGCGGCGGCATAGATCGCATTGAGAAGCGTCTGGCGCGTGGTGTAAACGGTGTTGAAGTTGCTGCGGAACGTGGTTCCGACGATCGTCGTGTTGTCGGTCTTGTTGTTCCACGCCACGGCGCTGGTGAGCGTCGCAAGGTAGTTCGTCAGCGCCGTGATGGCATTGTCGTAGGCCACCTGTTGCGCCGAGCCCGTCCCGAGGAAGGACACCGCCTGCGCGTCGATGCCGGCCTGTTCCGTCGTGATCACGCTGTAATCGCGGATCACGGTCGGCTTTTCAGCCGGCGAAAGGATGTTGTCGCTGGCGATGTTGGCCAGTTCGGCGTTGGCTGCGTTGGCGTCGTTCTGCGCGGTGGTAACTTCGGTGTTCAGTGCGGCCAGGCTGGCGGACACGTTGACGCCTGTGCTGCTCAGGGTCGACGTGTAGCCAGACCATCCGCCCGATACCAGCGGGCCACGCGAGCGAGCGCGGTAGTAGTAGGTCGCGCCGGTCGTGAAGCTGTGATGGTAGGAGGTGGTCGTGGGCCCCACTTGCGCGAGCACCGTCCATGGCCCACCGCTGGCCGTGGCGTATTCAATCGACGTGCAGCCAACGGCGGCGGGGTTCGCGTTCGTCCACGTCAGATTGACGCCATCGGCTACCGCCAGCACGGCAAAGCTGCTCGGGCTGATCGGCACGTCGGGCAGTTCGATATTCGTGCCGATGACGTAGGTGTAGGCGGTTTCGTCCGCCAGCGTGCGGCCACCCTTGCCGAACACGTTGAAGCTGACGAACTTCAGGTACACCGTTTGGCCGATCTGTGACGGGTCGACCGGAATGCGCAGGATGTTTTCATCCAGCCGCACGAACGGCGCGCTGGTGGTATGGGTAGCAATCGCCGAGCCGTAGCCGCCGCGGCGCAGGTAGCCGAGCGTGTAGCTCGGGCCGCTGGCCAGCGTCGCGGTCTGGTACGCGATGATCTCGCTGTCGACCATCGCCAGGGTGATGAAGTTGTCGGCATCGGACTGCGTGCCGCCCAGCAGCTGCGCAGGGCCGTTCAGGACGACGTTCGGCGCGCTGGTGGTATCCGGGTCAGCGGCGGACGCCAAGGCGTTCGTGGTCTCGCCGTAGGAGGCTCGCCGGCTGGTGGTGGTCAGATACGTGTAGCTGGTGCCGTCGTGACTCATGTAGACGTCGCATCCGCCCCACAGCGGGTCATTGCCAGTGACGGCGCACCAGATTTCCGGCGTGGCATTGGACACGAGGAAGCCGGGGCCACGGAACAGGTACGGGCCGTCCACCGCGCCTGGGTCGGTATTGGCATCGACGCTGGTGCCGGCGTTGGGCTGGGTGGCATAGGTGCCGCCGTGCGCGGTGCCGATCGGGAACTCTTCGGCCGTGATCGACAGCAGGCCGTGTTCGTCCTCGTCCACTTCCGTGATGCGAACCGGCGCCAGATACAGGCCTGTATTGGCATCGGTAAGCGTCACGATGTCCATCGGTTCGAGGTAGCAGTAGCGCCACGACAGCTGGAACGTGTACGTGTTGCGGATGTAGTAGGCGCGCTGCAGCAGGTTTTGCACCACCAGCCGCGCCACGGGGGCGCTGGTGATCATGTCCACGGAATCGGACTGGTCGGCGCGTGATCCGGTCGCCACCACGTCCTGGTCAATCGAGGCGACCACGGCGCTGGTGTGGTAGGTGTTGGCGCGATCCTTGAACTCGACGCGCTGGATGTTGCGGGCGTCAGCGGGTGCGATGCGGGCAATTGTCACCGGATCGCCGGGGCCGTTCGTGATGAAGTCGTCCCGGCCAAGGTCAGCGACGGCGGTCAGGTTCGGCGTGTAGGTCACGCCGTTGCCGGTGATCGTCGCATCACCGTACGGCTGCACCTTCAGCACGCCCTCGCTGAACCATGCGGCGCTGTTGGCGTACTTCAGCAGGTCGTCGAGGGATTGCTGCGCCGGGTTCTGCGTGGCGTAGACGGGCGAGAAAAACAGGCCAGCTGCCGTGCAGTAGTTCTTGAAGTTGGTCAGGTCGCCCAGCACGCCGAAATTGACGCCCACCTGCGTATCGGTGCATATGGCCGTCATGATGTCGGCGGGGTTGGCGTCGACGATGCCGCCGCCGAACTGGTTGCGGCCAGCCATCTCGAAATTGAAGTTGGGCAGCGAAGCCGTGCTGCCAAGTTCGAGATTCTGGAATGCCGCAAGCGCCGTGCCGGAATAGCCCAACGCGTGCGCGCCGCTCAGATGCGCCCATGGCGCCTGTCCGATCGTGCCGCTGAACGCGACGCCCCCGGAATGGCTCAGGCTGACCGTGCTGCTGCCTTGGTACACGTTGACGACGCTGGCCGGTCCTTCGCACAGACCCAGCAGGAAACTCGCGCTGTAGGTGTAGGTCGTCGAGGATTGGCCGCCACCACCCTTGCCGGGCTGCTTCTGCTGGTGTCCAGTCGCCTTGAAGTCCATGTAATCGACGACATTGCCGGCCGTCTTGTTCTGGCCGAACACGACAGGGATCGGGGCACCGTACTGCGCGCCTTGAAGGTCGATGCCCATGGCGCGCGTAGCGCTTTTGGCGACGGTGTGCGTGCCGCTGCCGAAAAGACTGGTCACGGGCAAACTCTCCAGTAGCCGGCCAGCCGGTCAGCCCATCGGCGCACTTCCGTGCGCTCGACGCGGCCGGCGTGCAGGTCGGCGTGAATCATGGTGATGTCAGGGGTGACGGCATCGACGATGCCGCCGTGCGAGAGACAACGGCCGAAACGGAACATGGCCACGTCGCCGGGTTGCGGTTCGTCCACCTTCGCGGCGTAGTCCGTGACCCAACTCAGGTACTTTTCCTCGCTGCGGTGCAGGTGCCAGTCGGTGGCGTACGGGCGCGGGTCGATCATCGGCACCAGCTCAAGGTCGCAGAACACGCGCACGAGGAGCATCGCGCAGTCGACGCCGACGCCGAGCACGTCGCCTTGGTGACGGTAAGGAGTTTTCGCATCCATCCATCGCTGCGCTTCGGCAACGATGCGGGTCTGTTCAGGGGTCACGGCTTATCGCTGCGCGAAGCGCGCGTTCTGGCCGCCGCCGCCGCGCCCGATGCCGCCCGATCCCAGTCCAGCGCCGCCGCCCGCGTTGTCATTTGGCGCCGCGCCGTTCTGGCCCAGCTCGATCACTTCGGGCGTTGGCACGTAGGGGAAGCCGCGGAAGTGGGCCAGGTTGTTGAACTTGGTCGTCGCCTGCGCCTGGGTGCCGTCATAGCCCGGATAGGCGGTCAACGTATCGCCGGCCGCACACGGGGATGGCAGCGGATACAGCAGCGTAAGCACCTTCGCGCTGAACGCCTTCACGGTGCGGATCAGGCCCGCGTTCACGCCGGTATTGATGACCACGTACCCGAGCGCGAACCAGTCCGCCGCCTGCGTCAGGGTGTTGCAGGTGATCGTGGTCGCTGTGCCGCTGGTGACCGTAGCGTTCACCGCCCATGCTGCCTTGCTCAGGCCGTTGCCGACGCTGAACAGCGCGTTGTTATCCTGAGGCAGGAAGTAGTTGCGCGGGAACGCGGCGCTCAGGTAGATGAGGTCGCTGGACACGTTCATGGCCACCTTGCCCGAGCCGGCCTGCACATCGGACACGACGCCCGTGAACAGGTTGACCGTGCCGCGCGAGGTATCGGACAGGCTGGGCGTGAGGAACTTGTCGACCGTGACGCGGGCACCATCGAAGCCGCCCGCATTGGCGAACGATCCGGGCGTGCGGCCCATGATCAGCGTGCCGGCGTCGTAGAAGATGTCCACTTCCAGCGTCTCTACCTGCAGGCCCACGGCGCATTTCGTCGCGCCGCGCCCGAACCCCGGCACCGCATCCGGCACGGCGGCGAGGAACGTGTGCCCGCCGTAGGTGATGTTGGCCGGCGCGTCCGTGTAATACAGCGTCGTGCCCGAGAGCAGCGCAACGGTGTACAGGTCGGCCACCATCAAGGTCTGCGAGGTCTGCAGCATGGTCTTGAACGCCGCGCTGATCGCTTTCATCGCACCGTCCGCATGGTGACCGTCTGCACTTCGTACGCCTGGTTGAACATCTGGTTGAATTCCAGCGTGTCATTGAGGAAGCGAACGGTGAATGGGCTGGCCGGATCGTTGACGATCGACAGGTAAAACGGCGTCAGCGAGCCTTGCTGGCCCTCGAAGAACGATTCCAGCGCCTGCTGGTCGGTCTGCGACAGATAGGCGAAAGACAGGTCGAACTCGTAGATCGCCGCCGTCCAGCGGCCGGTGCGAAACTCCGCGCCGCTGGTGGTGGTCTCCACGTCGGTCGACCACAGCACGCGCTTCTTGATGTCCCAGCCGATGCCCTTGAGTGTGGGGAACGTGTTGAGCGACATTAGCGAACGCCTGCGAAGTGGCCGCGGCGGTTGGCGTGCTTGAGCGCGTCAGACAACGCGCCAGGATTGCGGCGCAGGTAGTCCTTGAAGCCGCGCGGGTCGGTGCTGGACAGGTTGACGGTCATGCCGCCGCCAGCTTTGCCGCCCATGGAATTGCGGACGTGATCGGCGACAGGGGCCGGCAGCACCATCTCGTTCTTGTGCAGCTCCGTCATCATGCCGTCGGCCGGAACGCGCTCCCAGCCACCTTGCGCGCTGGAAATCATGCCGCTAAACGCTTCGATGCCGGCGAAGGCGACGCCAGCCGCGATGGGCGCCAGAACGGGTCCGACAAACGGGATGCCGACGATGGCCTGGTATGCCTTGGCCGCACCAGTCGCCGCTGCGCTGGTGATCTGGCTCTTGCCGGTGGCGGCGTCGGTGATCTTCGACTGCGTGGCCGCCGTCTGCTCGATCACCTGGCGCTCGCCCGTGCCGACAGCCGTCGCGGTCGTCTTGGCCGCTTCGTTTGCTACCCACTTCACAAGCATGTCGATCCCCAGCTGCGCATACTTGGCCAGGATGCTGTCGCCAATGTTCGCGAGCGACTGGCGCAGCGTCTGCGTGCCCTGGATCATGCCATTGATCGACGTGTTGAACGCCTGACTGATCGGATTCAGGCGTTTTTCCCACATCTGCTGGTTGGCCTTCGCCGCGTCGTCGCTGATCTTCTGCATTTCCAGTTCGTGCTTTTGCTGCAGCTTCTCGATTTCGGTGTTGATCTGCTGGCGCGCCTTCGCGGTCAGGTCGAGCAAGCTGAGCTGCTTCTGGTACGCCTGCAATTCCAGCGCGTACTCGGCGTCGTTGGCGGCAGCAAGCTGGGCGATTTCCTGCTGCTGGCTGCTCTGGTGCAACGCGTAGGAGGTGGCGATTTTTTCCTTTTCCACGGCCAGCTGCGACTGTGCAGAGGAAACCGTCTGCTGCGTGAGCTTCTGTGCGCGTTCGTTGTCGGCTTGGATGACGGCGGCGTCATACGCTTTCTCGTCGGAAAGCATCTGCGCGAGCGCGAACTTCTGCTGCGATGAGTTGGCGCCATACAGACGCGTCGCGCTGGCGAGGATCGAGGCATCGGCCTGAATGCGCTCGGCGGTGTTGGCAGCGGTGCCGGCGCGTACCATTTCAAGCGCGTTCATCGCCTCGGCGGCGGCTTTCTTGGCTTTGGTTGCAGCATCGCGCGCCGCATGGCCCACGTTGCCGTATTCCTTCGTGAGCTTCTTGATCGTGGCGTCCCACTCTTCGCCGCCCGTGACCGCGCCGGATGCGTCGAAGGTGTAGCCCTTTAGCGCGGCGGAATTGGGGTCTTCCTTGTGGACGCGCTCGACCTGGGCCTTTTTCGCCGCGATCTGCGCCTGAAGGTTTTCGTTGTCCTTCAGCTTGGAATTCCATTTGTCCAGCGCCTCCGCATCCTGCGTGTACTGCTGGACGTTCGCGGCATCCGATGCTGACTTCTTGGCGGCTGCTTGCTGCTTTTCCTGTTCCGCCTGCAGTTTCTTGAGGTTGGCAATTTCAAAGGCGACGGCGCTGTCGTTTTTACCCTCGCCGGTCGCTTCCCAGCCAACGTGCCCTGCTTTCTCGTTGAAGTTCGCCATTCCCATCGACTGGAACTTTTCGAGCGCCGACTGTGCATCGCCGATCTTATCGGTGAGCGTGTCGCTCTTGCCAATATTGAGCATCGCGTCCCATGCGAAGCTGGCGCTGGACTTCACGCTGTTCCACGCACGGGCAAGCGCGCCAAGGTGCGATTCGATTTCGTCCGTGCGTTGCTGCAGGGATGCGGAATACGCTTCCGTGGCGACCTTGGCGGCCTCTTGCGTCTCGCCTTGCTGCTGCAGCGCCTGGATCTGGTCGAAGACGGCCGTGGTCAGGAAGTGATACTTGTCGTTCAGTGCGACGACGGCCTCGACCGGCTTTTCCTGCAGCTTGATGAAGGCGTTGACCGCTTGGTCGACACTCTGGCCGGTCAGCTGCGCCATGTCCTGCGAGGCGATGCCGACAAGCTGGATCTGGTCGGCGGCGAACTTGCCCGACTCGACGATGGCGATCATCGCGTCTTTGGCTTTGCCGAAGCTGCCAGAAGACTCGCCAACGCGTTCGGCCATCGCCTCGAAGTCGCCAGCCGTGACGCCGGCAGCATCCCCGGTCATGAGGATGGCGCCCTCAAACTTCGCCTGTTCCTCCGCACCTTTGACCGCCGCCACGCCGAAAGCGATCACCGCCGCCGTGGCGCCGAGGATCGCCGGCCCGTAGCCGGTAAATGCCGCCTGCAGCACGCCGGTACTGTTGCCAAGCGCCGCGATGCTTCGCTTCATGCGGCTGAAATTGCCCGAAGCTGCCTCGCTCAGTAGGACGCCAAGCTCCGCCGCAGTGCGTGAACTGACGGCGTTGACCTCGATGGCGACCGTGTTTTCATTGATGGCGGCTGTAGATGCTTCGGTCGCTCCGGTAAGGCTGACTTCCGCCGCGTCCAGCGTTCCCACGTAGCCCGTATATTGGGCCGCGCTGACCGCCCCCAGGTTCATGGCTTGGTCGAGCGCCGTCTCAGCTTCCGCAAGGCCCTCCGTGCTGGTGATGCCGCCCGCGAACGCCGCGTTCAGCCGCACCTGTGCGTCGATCTTCGCCTGCACCGCTGCATTGAACGCCGCCGCTTCCTCGGCAATCGTCGCCTGCATCTGCTCCGTCGACGCCTTGACGCTGGCCGCGCCCTGCTCCATGCCGGCCTGCAGCTGCGCTTGGTCGGCGGTGAGCTTGACGACGATTTCGGTATCAGAGCCGGTGGCCATGGCTTTCCTTCAGGCAATAAAAAACCCCGCCGGAGCGGGGTTTCGGGTTTGATTCTGGATCTTGCTTTATGCGGTCGCGTGACTCAGATCGGCACCGCAATGCTTGCATTTGATGGCGTCAATTCGCACATCTTCGGCGCATAGCGGGCAGGTCTTCGTTTGGGCCAATTGTTGAGGCTCAGCGCCGTAGCCAGTGAACGCCCACACCAGCGAGACAACCCAGCCGAGAACCGTCCATCCAAGGAAGAAATTCAGGATGCCAATCCCAGTTGTGCTTGGGTGATCGTAAATCTGCGCGATGACCGCTGGCGCAAAGTAGACGGCAACCGCGTCAACGAAGAACACGGCGGTTGCAATTGCTGCTGCCGTGTTGTTGCCGCTGCCGATTGCGAAGGCTGGCAAGAGAATGAAGGCTAAAAGCAAGACGATACCGAAGGTTCCGCCACTTGGCCTTGTCGACTTCGACTCTTCCATCACACTTCCCCACCTATTGAGTGAGGCAAATCCTACGCCTGTCGCTTGGCCGCCGCCACTGCCATCGTGTCAAGGAAGGATCGGCACTCCGTTTCCGTGGGCTCGGCCTTATCCGCCTTGGCCGGCTTGAACCCGAGATACGCCTGCACCATGGCCTGAACGGACGGGTGATCTGCCCAGTGCGCGGACAGATCGGCCACGTCCTGCCAGGTCAGGCGTTCGAGGATGTCGTCGGGGAACCATCCGGTGTTTCCGTGGATGTATCCGACGATTCGGGCGCGGGTGACGGGTTCGCCGTCTCCGTTGCCGCTACTGCCAAAGGGCGGGCGGTGTATCCGCTCATCTGCAGCATGCCGTTCATGACCGGGCGCAGCAGCGGAAGGTCGATCAGCTCATTGAACGCATCCCGGCTCATGTCGGGATAGTTGCGTTGGAACAGGGCGAACAGGATGGTGCCTGCCGCGTCCACGTACTCGGCGAACTCGACCGCGCCTTCGGGTTGGCAGACCGTGGCGATCTGCTCCTTGAAGGCGAAGTCGATGCGCAGGTTGATCGGCGGCACGGTGTAGTCCGTGCCGCCCAGCTTGATCAGGGCTCCGGGAATCATGCGATCAATCCGTGTAGACCGTGTGGAACCGGCCCGACGCGTCGAGGAACGCCTCGAAGTCCAGTTCGGAGATGCCGAAGTCGGCCATCTTGGTCGGCACCGACAGCTTCGAGCAGACGCACGCCCACAGCCGATGACGCTCGCCGGTTCCGTTGTAGCCGCGATACAGGTCGATCGTGATGATCGGCTGTACACCCTGCAGCACGCTGCCGATGGTGAGCGTCGAGCCGGTCGCCGGCACGGTGTACTCGTAGCTGATCAGCACGGCGGCGGAGGCATCGGCGGCGGCGAAGGTGTAGACACCGGACGCGACGCTGTACTGGCCCACGGTGGGCGAGCTGGCGACACGGGTGAACAGACCGCCACCGGCATAGGTCACACCCAAGTCAACCGACCAGGTGGCCGAGTTGGCGACGGTGATCGTGTAGGTGGTGGTGGCCGGCACGCTGCCCGGCTCGTTCTGCGCGAGCTTGACGGTGCCAGTGGAACTGGCGACGCCGTAGAACAGGTCGCTGTAGACCTTGGAGTTGATGTAGCCCATCTTCGCCTTGCCGGTCGCCTTCAACTGCGCCGCGCCGATGGCGAGCGCCTGCTGGCCTTGGCCGTACAGCGATTTGATGGTGCGCGAGAAGTCGGCGGACACGTCCTGCAACGCACCGAACTGGATCGGCGTGGCATTGGCCCCGGTCGGGGTGGCGTAGAGGATGCCGGAGCCGAAGCTGCCGAGCTGCTGGATACCTTGCGTCATGATCGTTTACTCCTGGGTGGCGGTGGGTGCCACGGCGTCGGCGACGTGCTGAATCAGCGCGGCCTTGTCGTCGGCGGTGATGGGTGCGCGGCCGGCGAGTGCGGCGGCATGGAAATGGGCGGCATACCAAGCTTCGACGGCGGCGATCACGCGCTCCACGTCGGTCTGGACGGTCTTTTCAGCGGACGAAAAAAAACCCGCTTTCGCGGGCTGGCTGACTTCGGGCAAGGCTTCGCCCTCGGCTTGCGCCGATACGGTTTCGTCGTTCATGGGGGTTTCCTTCGGGTTAGCCTGGGAGGGTGATCACAAGAGGGATGCGAGCAAAGCCGCGGTCGTCCATCGCGCCCTCGGCGTAGTCGATGCGGCCATCAAGGCGCACCGCCAGCGCGAGACCGCCGAGTGACTGGTAGCCGGTGGGGTTGCCAGCAGGCGGTAGGCCCAGCGAGGCGGTCAGCGCGTCGATCAGCGGGTTCAGCTGCGCGGCGTGCGAGGTGGTTTCGTCGGCACCATAGGCGTAGACCCACCACTCCACCGTCAGCTCACCGACAGGCG